TCATTGCGACAATCCCACACATAATTAAATCCTTCCGTCCATTATACTTTTGGTACTGTTATTAATAAATAACTTGCTAATTGCAAAGTCTTCTTGCATTTTCTTTTCAAAGTTTAGTGATTGTAACAACGTAAAGTACTCACCAAAGACCATATTGCCGAAGTTACTGTAGTTACCGTTTTGACTAATAGCTTTAATGCGTGTTTCAAGTTCTTCCGATTCTAGTGTAGTTGCATAACGATATAGACGATACAAGAGATGCAACCAAGTAAAAACAACGTTACGATCTTTAGTACCACGAAGATGACGAAACTCAATTGTTCCATATTCGTTAAGTGGTTTAACATTTAAACCTGTGTATTTAGACCAAAACTTGTAAAGATCACCACTGTGCATAAGGCCTTTGAAGCCGTTGTAATATTGTGTATTACCAATAGGAACACAGAAGATAGATTTTTTACGTTCACTACCTGCGAAGTCATACAATAGATCTTCAAAGCATTGATACAATATAACAATATTATATATTTGTTTAAGGGTTAATTCACGACAGTTTAAATGAACATGAACACTGGTACGTGGACTGAAGTGAACTTTGGCTGGTAATTCAGCGTAGAGATGGTTAATAGCTGCTTCAATTTGATGTGGTGTGCTAGGAGATGAGATAAACTCACGACCTGCATTCCGTAATGAACCATCGCTTGCTACACTCCAAGAGTGGGTAAGTTTAAATTCAGTGTCGTCTAGATTCTCAACTTCAACTTCAATACCAGTAAGTGGGCCATTGTATTGTGAAAACTGTTGATTATCAGTAAGCAGTTCGTTTTTATTAACTTTCAAGCTAGGAAAGTCACGGAGTTCACATAATTTCACGTTCGGATTCCCGTTCAAAGTCTGGGGCTGTGATCTGCCCAGATTTCGTAATATGTCCGATAGCACCGTATCTGTACCAGAGGATATAGTCATCTTTCTTTCCTTGTGATAGTGCCATGTTACGGCTTAGTGCTACTGATTGATAGTTTTTGTTATTAAGTAAGTCAAGGGCTTCTTTTAAGCTGTGATACTTTGGATCAAAAGCCTCTCTAATCTTTTCAAAACAAGGTAAGTTATCACGTCCTTGTAATGATAGATACTGAGTCATTGGAACATCAAATTGACAATTGTTTTGATGAATGCCACGTTTCCATTGACGCTCAGGCCTACGACTAAAGAACATAGCACGATCTTTGTGTTGAATGTATCCTGTTTTAGGAATACGAAAGAAGATCTTAGCCTGTGTGTTATAGTTAAGGATGATAGTACCAAGAGTATCAGACTGTAGTTCAAGCTCAGGGAACTTTTTACCAAGTGTACGCATACGTTGGAATTGGAAGATACCTGTGGTTTTACCCATTACAACTTGCACAAAACTTCCTTGATACTTGCGTTCGAAGTCTTCAAAGATTTGATTTGGATTCATACTAGTCTCGGTAATACCTCATTGATGCGAGCTAACAAAGACTCGTCAGAGTTATTGATACAGTCTTGGATCATAGATCCTACCTCGTCAGGGATTGTGTGTCCATCACGAACAAACTGTACAGCTTTTTGTGTTTGATTGAATGCCCATTCTTTGAGTTCATCGCTTTGTAACCAAGCGTTAGAAGCTGTGCGATACTCAACACCATAAGATTTAGGACGGTAAGCACCAGCTTTGCCATACAAACTGCGACGCTGTGTGTCTTTGTCAAATGCAACCATTTGAGCACCAACAAAGAGATCCATAGCTTTGATTAGATCAATTTTGTCTAATTCAGGAGCTTCAATGTGGATGTGTCCACCAGCAGATCGCAGTTTAGCATCTTTAGCCCTAGGTCGAGGATTAGGAGTGCCAAAGTTCCAAGCGTTAAAGTCAGGCTCACATCCAAAAGTCTGCGCAGCTTCTGTTCTGAGTTGATTGCTAGCAAATCTAGCAGAAGGGGTATGAACAACATTAAGTCCCAACTCACTAGCACGGTTAGTAATCCAGCTAAGATTGTAATTAATGACACGGACGAACTCCTTTACATCGTTGGTTGGTGGTGTGTTGAATTCAACGGTTACGTTGTCTTCTTGAACAGAGCAACCCTCACCAATCGGCATTGGTTCATCTTTGCTGCCACCGATGAGACCAACAGATGAGATGAACTCACCAGTTTTAGATTGAAGGAATGTTTCAGGATCGCTACCTACACGTACATATTGGTTCCACATAATTAATGATTCCTTTTCATTTTATGTTTAATCTGATTGACAGTAAATTCTATTTCACCTGTTGAGCAAGCCCACTCAGGATGCCACTGAAAGCCTAACGCATTGATTTGAGGAAAGTATACAGCCTCTGGCTCAACTCTAACCAAGGTTGGGTCCACCCCATCCCCAAGATAGTGATTACTAAGAGGATGATGACTCCAAGCCAATAGATCATGTTCGATTTCCCAAGGATACATTTGTTGATGATGTACAGATGTGGTATCAAAATGCATACCTTCTTTGCTTTCTACTGCATGACCACGACCATTTGCATGGTTGGTTACATCTTGAACTAATTTGCCACCAGCGAATGCACAAGCTAGTTGAGCACCACGACAACTACCAATGATCAGAGCTTTTTGAGCAATGGCTTCAGTGATTGCTAGTTGCTCAACCATATCCCGACTGGAGAGTGTATCACCAACATGGCTATGTGTGTTTTTACTACGATAAAGGCTAGGATGGATATCACCACCACCTTCAAAGTGTATAGCATCATAAGAAGCTCCAGGTTTCCAAGTGATTACGTTATTGAAAAGATCACAGATTTCATCTGCAACGCCAGTACCCATTCTAACAAGTGCTAATGTGCTCATACTGGTAACAACTCCCCTTCAGATGTGTATTTTTTGGTTACAACAGGTGCATTACCTGTTTCTACGACACTATCAACTGCGAAAATACCATATGGTTTCATTGGATTTTCACGAGCAATGCGTTCAGCAGCTTGTTTAGCAGACCGTTCATCAACGAAGAATTCAGTTGGAGCGTGTTTACGTTGGAATGATTGTCCGCCAAAAACACCGCCCCCACCATTGATAACATCAAGGTCAAGACAGCTGACTAACCAGATTTTACGTATTGCCATGTAAGACTCCTAATAGAGTATCTAATCGTTGTTGTAACATTGCACGAGTAGCACGCTTTGCTTTTGGTGGTTGGCAAGGACGTACAAGCCCTTTAATCATGTTACCACTGTTAGGGTTGAACGTTTCAGGTGAATTGTCAACAAATCCATTACGAATAAATGCTTTAAGGATGCGATCATGTTGATAAGAAGAACTTTTACTACGTGATCTGTAGAAATACGCTTGCATTACACCTTTAGCAAACTTATAACGAGCACAGCTAGCAATCATTTTGATCATAAGATCTTCAATTTCATGTGGTACGTCAAATGGACAATAGAAGCTACCAAGCTGCCATACACCACAACAATATGTTGTATATGCTTGGTGAATACGTTGTAATACTCTTGTTTGACGGTCATAAGTACCGTTTGGATGTTCATATATAGACCACATACCTGATCCCTGGTCATATGAGATGCTATATGTTATGTTGTTTAGAACAATTTTGTGACCTGTTGTGTTACCTGTTCTATTTATTACGCCAACATCAGGATTAGAATTGTAGAATTTTTCTGTTTTAGCAGCTGTAAATATACTATAGGCCATTGTTGATTACCTCTTTAATTAATTTGGTATAAAGATGGCTAGGCATTGACGCCCCCTTAACAAGTTTAAGATGATTCTTATTACGCTCAAAACGAGCCCATAAGTCCCATCCAATATCAGAAAAGCACACATCGTATGTGTATTTGTTCAGCTTTTTAATGATCATTTGTATCTCTTTTCAGTCAAATATTTGCGAAGGTTCAAGGAAATTACAGAGCAGATCAAAGTCTTTTGACGATAATCCTTTTTTACTAAGTATTACTGGGTTACTACCAAAGCGTTCACGGAATGATTCAAAGAAAGGCATGAATCCATTATTCATGTCTACTGCTAATACTAAACCACGTCCTTTATTTAATTCAGATATGTAGAAGAAACGATAGTCATCATATTCTTGGTCTTCCATACTATTCTCCAGACTTAATCATATCAAGATCAGCACTGTCAGGTGCTGGGTGAGTCATAATCAATTCATCAGGCCAGCAATAGGTAGTAGCACCGTTTGAGACCCATTGAACTTTACAAGGAGCATACATATGATCTTGGTAATGATATTCCCAGACTTGTGTATCTAATATAATGCCCCAGTTGATTGGATTGACTCGCTGGAACGCATTAGCAGCCCTAGGAACGACTACAGTGCCTTTGGTGAAGCCTTGGTAGCTTGCTTCTTTCTCTGCAGCAACACGGGCTTCATATGGCATGTTGTAGCCTCTGATTTCTGGTTCTGGTTCGCTTTCGAACAGGTCTTCGGCAACTGGAAGTTCAACCTCGACGTAGAGATCACAGTCTCTATTTTTTGGTTGAATGCCCTGTTCAGGTTCAGCAGGTAACACGATAGGAGCGTCTTCATCTAGTAAGTCTTCCTTTAAATCAAGCACGTAATACCTCAATTCCATTGCGAATTAGGCATAGTGGGTTGTTTGGGAACTCTATAACTAGTGCGTTTTGTAATCTTTTACCACGAATTACGGCACGTTCGTAGGTTTTAGATGTTTTACCCACAATACTAGTGTGTTCAACACCAAATTCATCTGTTTCTATTTTATGGAGATAGTAACGCATATTATTCACCTTCAACGTAAATGATACCACCACGAATACGATAGGGATATTCTTTTTGACGATCAAAGCAATATCCTATCCCGTTTTTTACTGCATAAAACCCTTCAGTCTTAGAAGTATCAGTGCATTTTCCATTTGCCATTTCATTTTGATGGTATTTGATGATACTTATTCCTGTGTCTACACATGAAGTTACAGCAAAGATCAAAAGTAACAAAATCTCAAAGTTTATCTTCAAAATTTGGCGCCCCCCTACGCAAGTGGTTTGGTTGGTTTGTTTTGTTTTTGGGTTTAGCTGTAGTTGTCATGTTTTTGAATTATAGCGAACGTAAGTGAGCTCACGAGTTTTTAGGTTTTGGAAGTGTTGTTTTTTTACAACAAAGGTGATTGGTGAGCAGTTTTACATCATGCTCAGGATGTTTATTTCTTAGTAGATGGTTACTTCAGCTACTGCTGAATCGAAGACTGGTTTGTCAGCGATCTGAGCTGGTTTGCCTTCTGGTGTTTGGCGTTGTGCTTTGGCTGAGATGGCTTTCCATTCTGTACGGAGAGTTTCTGTCTCGTCAGCAAGGTCGATTAACTGTTGAGCTAACGGATTGCGATAGCGGAAGGCGGTAGTTGCAATGTCAGATAACATCTGTTGGACTAGGAATAACTTGAGTCCAGCGTTTGCACCTTTCATAACGGCATTGTATGCTTCAAAATCGAAATCTTTGCGTGGTGTGTTATTTGTTAAAGTTGCCATGATATTTAATTCCTTTTAGATGATATTTAAATTGAAATCGAGAACGTACCGCCCTCGCAAGAGGGGGCGGACGGCTCTCGTAGGTACTAGCAATCGTAGCTTGGTGAATCTCTGTGGGCTTGATAGCTTTCGATGAATGGATTAGGGTCATTGTACTTAGCATCTTCTGCTTTGATTTCAGCGAATGATCTCCATTCAGGAGTGCCTAGAACTGATTCAAGCTCTTCATGTTCTACAGGGTCAGATAGCAGTACATCGTTCATCCAGCTATCTTCGTCACCTTCTTCTGCATTACCGACATCTTCAACGAATGGTGAGAAGCGAGGATCATCCACAAGCAGTGTGGTTTCACCGCTTTGCATTGCATCGTATAAATACATGTTCCATTCCCATGTCTCACGACGCATGATAGACTTGGCGATGCGTGTTTCGGGCTGTGCTGGAATAAGTACTCTCCAGCCAAGTTCGTATGCCTCATCGCTGAGACCCTCATTTGCATCAATTGCTATGACCTGCTTTAAAGCTCTGTTGTTTAGGATGTTAAATAACATGATATGTATTTCTTTCTATGAAATAATTGAATAAGGCGGTGTCGCCCAAAGCGACGACACCCGCTGGAGGTATTACAGATAATGAATGTTGGTTAAGTGCCAGATAGCTAAGCAAATGGCGAAAAATACTACAGTGATAAGAATTGCTTTAAGGTTTGTCATGGTGTTGCCTTTCGTTTTTGAATTTAAAGAAGTTAGACTATGATGTATGTCTTTTCAATCACACATCAGTGAAGAACTATCGTAAGTCTCGAAGAGACCGGAACAAGCATGCGACGAAGGAGCAGTTAATGCTTGTGTAGTCCAACGCAGGGATGATAAGCAATAGGAGCGAAGCGACTAGTTATTGCGTGGTTCGTCGATATTACGAGGCCTCCAAGCTTTAGCTTGGTATAGGCTCGTTATGTCTAGACGACACCTATTATCACGGAGTGATTATGATAGTTAATCAAGGTGGCTAGCGATTAGGAGAGCAAGCAAAGCGAAGTCTCGACTGTTTTTGAGCTAGACATAGCTAAGGGCCAACAGGCCCGCTTGGAGCTTTAGCTCTATTACTTGTGGCTGAAAACTGTGTGTGTAGCCACTAAGCCCGCTCAGGGCGTGTAGTGAAGTGCCGACGGACAGGAGGCTAGTTTACGAACGGGTCAACCCGCAGGGTTTAGGTTTGGTGTTAGTTGGCTTATGCGAGAGTCGAGCGCCTTCTTGGGGCGTGAGACCTTGAGTATGTTTCAAGGAAACGCACATATGGATAATTGAATCCAGAATGTTTTGACTAGGACTTCCTGACTTTAATCGTATCGAGTTATGATATGATTGTTACGGGGATATAGTATGCTAAGTGATTGATGTTGTTGGTGTGTGCTAACACACATGTAAATCAAGCATCGGGGAATAGAATAACTGTTGTATTTATACAACACTTATTTACTACTACTACTCAATGTGTTGTATTTATACCACACTATAGGATAGCTACAGAGTAATGTGTATGGTTGGACGATGCGTAGCATCTACAACTGTTGTTTTTATACAACACTTGTACTACTACAGTGTGGGCATAGCTATGGGGTAGGGGTAGGTGTGGGGGTATACCTAGGTAGTATAGGGGTGGGTGGGGCAAAAGGAACTCTATCTGAATTTCATTTATGTCACCATCCTATAATTTATATAGTTTTCTAAACTAAGGGGGGTATAAGGCGATTAGAGCTGTTTTCATTAAAGATGAGGGCTAGGTATCAGATAGGTACCTGGAAGGGCTTGTAGGTACCTTTAAACGCTTTTAAAGGGCTATGCTCGCCTGTAGGGCTCGCGACTTAGTACAGCTCTTGTTAGAGCTAGACAAAGGGGATATTGTTATATTAAAAGGCTTATGCCTCCCCTTGGGGGTCGGCGTTAAGCTTACTCTCGTATATTATATATATTATATATAAAACATATATATTAAAAACAATATATATTATATATTATATAAATCTTATTATATACTATTCTTGTTCTAAAGTCAACCCCTACTTGTAAATATATTTATTTTGTGTTACCTATTGACAAATCAATAAATATGTGGTATAATATAAGGGTGTTGTAAAAAAGCAACATATAGTTAAAGGATCCTTGTTACATGAAACGAACAGACAAACCATTTGGTAAAGCGTCGTTGGCCTTGTTGTCCAACGCCCCTAAGCGCCGCCGGTCTACTAAGCCCGGTACACCCAACAAAGCCTGGGCACAGTCCCAGAAGATCGAATGTGTGCTTACCTACATAGCCACAGGCTCTGAAGTTAAGACAGCGGCTGCCACAGGCATCCCAAAGAACACCATCCACATCTGGCGTTATCAGCCTTGGTGGAAAGAGTTAACCCAACAGATCAGGGACGAGGAAGACGACAAGCTGTCGGCTGACCTTGGTAAGATCGTAGAGAAGGCCATGACCACTGTTGAGGATCGCCTTGTTAATGGAGACTTTGGATTTAACCAGAAGACTGGTGAGATCTTTCGTAAGCCTGTTAACCTGAAAGACGCCCATAAGGTTGCTGTTGATATGATTGATCAGAAACTTAAAGTTGAAGGACGTGCCGTCCAACAAGTTGAGAAGCTTGATACAATGAACCAGCTAGAATTCCTAGCCAAGAAATTTGCAGAGTTTGCTACTATGTCTAAGACAGACCTGAAGCAAGCCATTAACCAAGATGAAGTAATAGACATAGATGTCTCTTGTGATGAGGGATTTGTGGAGCCAGATAGTGCTAGTTAACCGAGACACCATTGCGGGGTTTATGGGTAGCGTACTGTCTTCCAGCCTAGGTGATGCTGTTAGCACACCAGCCTGTCACCTAGAGTGGTGGGATCTATGTTGTTCACCAGATAAGTTTGTAGCTATATCCGCCCCACGAGGTCATGCGAAATCTACTGCAGTCACGATGGGATACGGATTGGCTACGCTCTTATTTCGAGAGCGTAAGTTCATGCTGATGGTATCAGACACGGAGTCACAAGCTTCGTTGTTTCTAGGATCCATTAAGCAACAGCTACAAGAAAATGAAACTCTTATATCCCTATTTGGGATTAAAAGGGATGAGAAGGGTCTGGTCAAGTTCCTCAAGGAAACTGAGTCAGACATCATTGTCGAGTTTGATAATGGCGATAAGTTCCGTATCATTGCTAAGGGCGCAGAGCAAAAGCTTCGTGGTCTTATTTGGAACGGTTCCCGCCCAGACATCATCCTATGTGATGATATGGAGAACGATGAGGCTGTTATGAATAGCGAACGTCGTAAGAAATTTAGAAGGTGGTTCTATGGTGCTCTCTTGCCTTGTCGTAGCGATAGCGGGATTATCCGAATGGTTGGAACTATTCTACACATGGATTCGCTCCTTGAATCTTTAATGCCACGAGACAGTGACAAGAAAACAATTACAGAAGGACTCAAGACCTATTCAATTGGTCGTTCCTTATGGAAATCAGTTAAGTACAAAGCACACAACCCAGACTTCACAGAGATCCTGTGGCCTGAAAAGAAGAGTGCTGAAGAACTTAAAGCATTACGTGAAGAGTATATCCGCCAGGGTATGCCTGACGTTTACTCACAAGAGTACCTTAACGTACCTCTTGATGAAGCGAATTCCTATTTCAAAAAGCCTGACTTTGCCGCATTGACGGTTGATGATCAGACTGCCCGTATTAACTACTACATCACTGCTGACTTAGCTATTTCACAATCCCAACAAGCTGACTACTCTGTATTCGTTGTTGCTGGTGTGGATGAGAACAAGCGTATTCAGATCCGTGATGTAATACGAGACCGGCTAGATGGCCGGGAGATCGTAGACACTATTCTTGCTCTCCAAAGACTATACAAGCCAGAGGCCTTTGGTATTGAGGAGATGCAAGTCTCAAAAGCTATTGGACCTTTCCTTCGGGAAGAGATGCACAAGACTAATACCTACCTTAACCTAGTTCCACTGAAGCATGGTGGTAAAGATAAGATAGCCAGAGGACGTAGTATCCAAGCTAGGATGCGTGCCAAGGGAGTTCGGTTCGATAAGAATGCTGACTGGTATCAGATACTTGAAGATGAGATGATGAGGTTCCCTAGAGACAAGCATGATGACCAAGTAGACTGTATGGCTTATCTGGGTATGATGCTTGATAAACTTATTGAAGCCCCAACCAATGATGAGGTTGAGGACGAAGAATACCGAGATGCTATGCATGAGTTCGGATACGACAGACGAGGCGCTAACGCCGTAACGGGATATTAATGAATAAACTAGAAGCTAAACTAAAACTTGAGGACGTGGTTGTATGTCCTAATATCGCAGAGCTTCTGGATAAAGATGATCTGCAGAAGATTGGTCGTGATGTATACGAAGAGTTTAATGCCGATCTAATGTCTAGATCAGCTTGGGAGAAGCGGACTGAGGAGTCCATGAAGCTAGCTCTACAGGTTGCCGAAGCTAAGTCCTTTCCATGGCCTAATGCGTCTAACGTTAAGTTCCCTCTAATTACTATTGCAGCTTTGCAGTACCATGCTAGAGCATATCCTGTTCTGGTTAATGGTGATACTCCAGTACGTTGTAGGGTCATTGGTGATGATCCAGATGGTATGAAGGAACGCCGAGCTGAGCGAATTGAGAATCATATGTCTTACCAGATCCTTGAAGTTGATGAGGACTGGGAAGAGGATACTGATAGGGTCTTGATCACACAACCGATTGTAGGTTGTGCCTTTAAGAAAACCTACTACCATCCTACAAAACGTAGACCACAATCAGATTACATTCTTGCAAGAGACTTGGTAGTTAACTACTGGACTAAGTCCCTTGAACAGGCACCACGTGTTACCCACGTGCAGTACATGACCAAGAATGAGATCTATGAGCGAGTGGCTCGTGGATTGTTCTGTGAGATGACTGAAGTAACTCCAGTCTCGATTCCACAATCGAACTTGCAGTTAACACAAAACAAAGCTCAGGGTATGGAGGCTCCACAGTCTACAGACTCTAGCACACCGTACGAAATCCTTGAGACACACAAGTTCATTGACTTTGACCAAGACGGTTACGCCGAACCATACATTGTATGGGTACGTCGTGATACCAAACAAGTCCTACGTATTGTAGCCCGGTTCTTTGACCAGTCTATTGAACGTAATGACTCTGGTAAAATCTTAAGTATTAAAGCTGAACAGTACTTTACTAAGTATCCTTTTATCCCCTCACCTGATGGCGGTTTTTATGACTTGGGATTTGGAGTACTACTGGGACCCCTTAATCAAAGCATCGATACAATCATTAACCAACTGGTTGATGCTGGTACGATGTCTAACACAGCAGGTGGGTTCCTAAGCCGTGGCATTAAGATGCGTGGTGGTAATTATAACTTTGCACCTTTAGAATGGAAACACGTTGATTCAACTGGTGATGATTTACGTAAAGGCATTGTGCCTCTTCCTGTTAGGGAGCCTTCTCAAGTTCTGTTTACATTGCTTGGAATGCTTATCAACTACGGTGAGCGTATTGGTGGATCAGTTGATATTCTGGTTGGACAAAATCCGGGACAGAATACAGCAGCTGAGACAACAAGAACAATGGCTGAGCAAGGAATGAAGATCTTCTCTGGTATCTTTAAACGTACCTACAGAAGCCTTAAGCAAGAGTTCCGCAAGCTATACAGACTTAACCAATTGTATCTCGAAGATGAAGTTGACTTCCAATCCGATAAGGGTGAATTCAATATCTCTGCCGATGACTACAATGGTCCAGTAAGTGATATCAGTCCTAGTGCAGATCCTAACATCATTAGTGATAGTCAGAAGATGCAACAGGCACAAGCAATCCTACAGTTAGCTACTACGACTCCTGGCGTTAACATTCGTCAAGCGCAGATCATGTATGCTAAAGCCTGGAAGGTTGCTGAGTTAGAATCATTGCTGCCGGATCCAAAAGGTCCTAATGCAATTAAACCTCCTGTTCCTGAGAAGTTACAGGTTGAGCAAATGAAGTCCCAGATCAAACAAGCGGACCAACAGTTGCAGATGAAACTTGGTGTATTGAAGCTTATGGATACAGCTAAGCTAAACGAAGCTAAGATTCACAAGTTAGAGGCAGAAGCTTTACTGGCATTAGAAGAAGCTGGTGGTGTTCGTACAGGACAAGAAATCCAGTTAATCAATTCCCAGATTGCTGCAATGAAAGCAAAGAACGAAGGCATCATGTCTTCAATTGAGCTTATGATGAAGTTAACGGAAGGTGAAGACACACCGTCGGAACCAACAGGAGAGTAATTTGAGCGTTGTAACAGAACCGGAATTCCTGGACTGGAAACAACATCCGATCACGGGGGCCTTCATGAAGGCTCTCTTCAATGATAGAGAGTATTTAAAAGAGATGCTAGTAGGTGGTACAGACGACGACAGTAATGTTCGTGGTCGTATTGCAGCTGTTGGTATGATCCTTGCTCTTGACTATGAAGGTCTGATGGAAAGTTTAAGGGGAGATAGATGAGTAATACTACAGGGATAACACCCTTATTAAATCGAGTACTGATTAAGCCAATGATTGTAGTTAATCAAACAGCAAGCGGTATCATAGTCTCTACAGAGGGTATGAGTGAACGTGAGCAGTTAGGTAATACAACTGGTGAGGTCGTAGCTGTTGGTCCAGAAGCCTTTAGTGGCTATGCTGAGTGTCCTGTTAAACAGGGTGACAAAGTAATCATGGCTAAGTATGCAGGTTTAATGTACGTCGGTAAAGACGGCGCTAAGTATAGAATGATTAACGATGATGACTTGACTGGTATCTTAGATCCAGACATGGACTTAGTTGATCCACATTTAAGTAAGGGAATAAGATGAGTGATGATGTAATTGACAATCAACAAGAGCCTAACAACGTTGAACCACAACAGATTCCAAACACACCTGACTATGCTGCTGAAGCTGGCGCACAGGGTTGGGTTGCTAAAGAAGACTATCGTGGTAATGAATCTGATTGGGTAGATGCTGAAACCTTTGTCCGTCGTGGCAAAGAGATTATGCCTATCCTTAGGAAGAACAACGAGAAGCTGCTCAAGGAACTTAAAGAGGCACGTAGTATTGCTGAAGAAGCAAGATCTACTGCACGTGAGTTCCAGAAGTTCCAAAAGGAACAGTATGAACGTAAGGCAAAAGAACTGGAAGGTCAGTTAGTTCAATTGAAACAAGCAAAGCGTGATGCAGTCTCCAGTGGAGATGGCGATCGTGTTGTTGAGATTGATGATGCCATGGACTTGATTAAACAGGATGTAGTTGAGGCCCGTGCCGAAGCTACTCGTGAACCAACACCAGCAGTACAGTCACCACCACAGCCAGATGAGAATCTACAAGCGTGGTTAGATCGTAATGATTGGTTTGGTCAAGACAAACGAATTACAGACATCACAAATACAATTGGTAAGTCTATTACCGAAGAGTTCCCTACCCTTAAAGGTAAGGCATTCCTAGACAAGTTAGATGAAGAATTAGCTACCACGTTCCCAGAACGCTTTGGTAAAAAGAAACGATCTAATCCTATGGATGGATCTGCTGCTACGACAACCTCTGGTCGCCCTAGCTCTGCTAAGAAATCATACGAGAACCTACCTACAGAAGCTAAGGCCGCTTGCGACCGCTTTCTTAAGCAGGGTTTAATTAAGAGTAAAGAAGCCTATGTCGCTGAATACGACTGGTCAGAATAAACAAGAGAGAAAGACAATCATGGCAACAGATAAAAAACTAGCAGTCGGTGAGTTTATTAATCCAAATACAACCACTGTTAAGGAACAACAAGAAGAAGTCAAGACACCCACTGTGTCTAATGAGAAACCGGTACGTCGCAATCGTGGGGCGTTTAACGGGACACGTGGTAAGTTGCAAGTAGGAAATCTTATTACAGGATATCACTTGTACTTTTTTAATGATGAGCCGGGTCGCATTCAAGCGGCTCTTGACGCTGGCTGGGAATTTGTCTCTCCCTCAGAGGTAGGATATGCTGCATCGAACGTTACAAATACAAACGTCGATCTTGGAGATAGAGTAAGTGTTATTGGTAGTAAGAATGATATGGGTCAACCAGTCAAACAGATCTTGTTAAAGATTAAAGAAGAATGGTGGGACGAAGATCAAGCTGATATCCAATCACGCAATGACAAAACAGATGCTTCCATTCGTAGAGGTAAAGGTGGTTCAGGAGTTGATACCACTGGATTCTATAATGCAGGCATTAAATATTAATACTAATCTTATTGAAAGACTTTAAATGGCAAATACAAACGCCCCTCGTGGTCTAAGCCCAATCGGTACTATTACCGGTGGAACTTGGAACCAACAAGGCCAGACTTTCGCTATCGCTAACGATGCTTCTAACAGCTACGCCATTGGCGATGTTGTAAAGCTTGCTGGTGGTTCCGACACGAACGGCACTGCATACGTAACTAAAGCTGCTACTACTGATATCCCTGTTGGCGTTATCGTTGGTTTCCGTGTAGCTAATTACGGTGTATCACTCCAAGGTACAACCCTTGCTTTGAACCAAATCTACTATCCAGTAAGTTCTGGTTTACAATATGCTGTTGTAGTAACAGATCCTAACATCATCTTTGAAATTGAAACTGATGCTACTGGTGCTTCAGCTGCTAACGTAGGTTCTAATGCACCTATGTCTATTACAGCTAACCAAACCACTTTGTCACAATCTAGCCCACTATCAAGCACTGTCTTGAATAGCTCTGGTATTATTGCTCAGGGTACAACTGGTTCTTTGGCATTGCCTCTGACTATCATTGGCGTATCGCAACGTCCTGATAACGCAGTTGGTGCATATGATAACGTTCAAGTTATCTTTAATCGTCACCAATACAAGCAAGCCCAAGGCACAGCTTAATAACTAAAGGAATAAAAACATGGCAGGCGTAATCACAACCGGTACCCATCCTAAGGCCCTATGGCCTGGTATTAAAGCTTGGTGGGGCCAAGTCTACGAAGAGCATCCAGAAGAATATTCTTCACTCTTTGATAAAGAATCATCACATCAAAACTACGAAGAAGATGTCCAGTTAACTGGCTTCGGACTCGTTCCACAAAAAGCTGAAGGCGCTGGTACTACTTACGATTCAGAGATTCAAGGTTTCACAACCCGCTACACACACATTGCATACGCTCTTGGTTACATCGTAACTAAAGAAGAGTTGGATGACAATTTGTATGAGCAAGTCTCTAAGAAGCGTTCTGGTGCATTAGCAATGTCTTTCCGTCAAACGAAAGAAAACGTTGCTGCTAACATTTACAACCGTGCATTTACTACAGGTACCAACCTACAGTATGCTGGTGGTGATGGCGTAGCTCTTTGCTCCACAGCACATCCTAATACTTCTGGCGGTACATTCGCTAACAAGTTAACAGTTGATGCTGACCTCTCCGAAGCTTCTTTGGAAGATGCAACAATCGCTTTGATGGGTTTCCAGGATGACCGAGGCCTCTTGATCAATGTAATGCCTAAATCATTACACATTGCTCGTCAAGAGATCTACAATGCTGGACGTATCCTTAAATCAACTAACCAACCTACCAACGGCAACAACGATTTAAACATCTTGCGTGCTAACAATGTATTCCCAGGTGGTGCAGTTGTTAACCATTACTTCACATCTCCTCATGCTTGGTTCATCCGTACTAACGTACGTGATGGTATGAAGTATTATGAGCGTGTTGGTGTACAGTTCGATCAAGATAATGATTTCGATACCATGAATGCTAAGGCAAAAGGTTACGAGCGTTATTCATTCGGCTGGACCGATCCACGTGCTATCTTCGGCTCTAACGGCCCTTGATTTTTTAAGATGAGGGGGTCAAAAGCCCCCTCTTCTAGTTTCACCCCACAATATTAATTAAAAGGATTTATAATGGCCTCTTTATTTCGTGATACAAAACTAGGACTAGTTAAAACTGTTCAAGTAGATTCTACAATGTCTGGTTACACAGAGATTGCTAAAATCCCTAAAAATTCCCGCATCCTTGGTTTCATTGTCAATGGTGCACCAATTGCTTCCGCAACGTTATCGTTGGGTAGCACAGCTACTGCTACAGAATATGTTAACGCATATAGCTTAGCAAGTGGTTATGCAAACTTTGTTAATGATGTAGATAGCACTGCCCTCGGCACTGTAACAACTACTGACTCTTCTGTATACGCTATTGTTAGCGCAACTTCAGGTGTTTGGCAAGTTTCTATTCTATTCTCAGCAACTTACTAATTAGGAGGTTAACATGGCTAACGTCGTTAACACTCAAATTATTATGGATGGCAATCGAAATGCCGTCGTTAAAGTTACTGGAGTATTAGATACATCTAACGTAGCTGCTTCTGGCACATTAGGCACTGCTTCATCTGGTGCTACTACTATTAACTCTAAAGTTATTACATTCACCGCTGGTGGTTTAACACCAACTGTTGGTCAGGGTGTTACAGGTACTGGAATACCTGCGAATGCTTATGTTGCTGTTGTAAACAGTACAACACAAGTAACAATGAACGTAGCTGCTACAGCAACTGGTAGTTCATTAACTTTCTCATTAGTAGCTGGTAGTATTATTATTGTTGATCCAATTAACTATGCTTTGATTCCTACAGGATTTAGAATTGATCATCTTGATTATTCTATTTCTGATCCACTAGAAGTTAGATTGCTTTGGGATGGTAGTACTCAAGTAGATATTATCCCTGTAGCTGGTCGAGGTAAGATGAGCTTCTGGAACTTTGGTGGTTTACAAAACAATGCACCTAGTCCTACTGGTCGTATTGCTTTAACAACTACTGGATATAATACTACATTAGGAACAACACCTTTGGTGTTCTCCGTAGTACTTGAACTGGTTAAACAAGGCGTTCAGTAATGCAGGTTGCAAATAGCAACGCTAAAGAACTACACCTATCCGCTACGGTTATCCGTGCGGATGGTAC